CTACAAACCTTGCAAACCCTGTTTCATTAATTATATCATGTACATCTCTATGAGTAAATAAAACATGATCATCTCCGTAAACAATAATACCACAACGAAACAATCGATACAATTCACGCAACTGGCTAACTCTCTCAGGGTAACGCTCCATAACTTGCCGAACATACAAGAAATAAAGAAAAGCAACTATCCAGGAGTCACCATGAGACGTCTCAAATGCACCAGATGGCATGCCACCATAAATAACACGCCATATAGTGCTAAACATATGTGTCACTTTAATAGACAGTCTTTCTGCACAGACTCTAAAAAAACATCTCAATAACTTGGCATTGGTATCAGTCATACCATTCCAATTAAAGTAAACACTAGCCTGAGTAACATATAACATCAATAATATCATATGTATCGTAGAATCTAAATGCTTAAAATCTCCATCCTCAAAAATCACATTTGGATCATCAAACCCAACACTCATTGCAAGAGCTGTGGCCCCACCAAACCAAAAATTAATACCAATTTTTATCACTCTTCCTCGTTCCACCAATTGCCTAAACATTAGGCACATTGCAGCCATCAAATACTGAAACACACTAAGTATATAAAAAGGTCTAAGTTTCTGCGGTAAAGTACGAGCATCCTCCTTACTCATACCCAATCTATTAAAAGGTTCGTCCTTTAATGAAATTTGAGCTGCACAATCTTGTGGAGTATGATGAGGATCTTGTAAAAATTTATCCCGAGTCTTATCCAATTCCTTTTGCGCATATTCCAATTGTTCCATTTTTTTTCCATTAGCACTAGCAATAACTCTAATGCCTTCAATCTCAGCTTCCAACCTAGGACCATTTCGCAAACCAGAAGCAGTATCCTTGCGCACCTTAGCAACTGCATCATCTTTAGCCTTCTGATAATCCCATACCTGAGTACCAAAGGCTTTCCTAGTACCAATAGCATGATACAACATATCTAAAGCTCCTGGAAATAAGTGCTCTAACGACTTCATATTCTGTGTAATATACCTAGTATTCTTATCAAATCGATCCAACATATTGGGTAATTTCCGAGGATACAAATTACTAACAGCATGCACAGTATACGTACCAAGCTCATCACCAGCAAAAGACAAATTAGTCCATGATAAAGCCCGCATACATAAGATTTTTAACGTAGGAGCACTGTTATACCCTTGAAAATCCTTTCTATCATAGTATCCATGCTCTTCCCATGGCAAACCTGTATAGGCCGTCACTCCAGCTACACGTACCTCCTTCCATATTGACGCCCACTCAAAAGCATAAAAAACTATTCCATAAGTCTCTCGCCAATACTTCAAATCCCATAAACGATAAGCTGTTATGACTTCCTGAGGAGGTACAGGTAATTCACGCTCCGCAGGTACCCTAATACACGGAAACAATGAAAAACCACCCCTCTGATTAGCTGGTATTTGCAACTCAATGCGAATTATAGCCTCCAAATACAATGGATCACCTTCAT